TACCTCGCTTCACCGGACGGCCTGCGCATCGACTTCGACGAGCAGCTCGACGTGCTCGAGATCAAGACGTCGAAGATCGACCAGCCGCCCGGATCTGCCGAGGAGCAGGCGAAGGGGTACGCCCTGCAGGTCCAGTGGGTGATGTTCGTGACGGGCGCTCGCCGCGGCCGGTACGTCGTCGAGGAACGCCTCGGCGCCCCGTGGAACTTCACGCCTGGCGACCTGAACCGCCACTGGATCGAGCGCGACGACACCGTGATCGGCGCCCTGCGCGTCATCGCCGATGAGTTCCTCGCCGAGCTGGACCGTCAGCGCGAGGACGGAGCCCCGGAGATCGACGAGGAGGTAGACACGCACGCCGTGAACTACCTCCGGGGTCTCGCCGCGGAGAAGGAGGGCAAGGCGCTCAAGGAGGCGTCGTACCTGGCATTGATCCAGGCGGGAGTGTCGCAGACGTCGGCGCTCGCGAAGGTCACCTATAGCCCGGGTGCCGCGGCGTCCGAGTTCGAGGAAGACGTGATCGACCTCGAGGCGGCGGAGGCAGCTCACCCGAGGGAGACCGCGGCGCTGGCTCGCGCGAAGAAGCGGGTCGAGAAGCTGCAGGCCGAGTGGGATGCGCTCGCCGCGGCACACATGAAGAAGGTCACGAGCACGCGGCCCGGGAAGCGCGCCCGCGTCACCGTGACCGCTGTCAAGGAGAAGAAGGCATGAGCACCGCGCTCGAGACGAAGCCTGTATCGCAGGCGTTGAGCAAGCTCCCGCAGGAGTCCGACCGTAAGGGCTGGACGCCCGCGCAGACCGCGCTGATGCAACAGCTCGGCCTGGTCGACCGTACTGGCTACAACGGGCGTCAGGCGCCCGATGCGCCGCGTGGTGTCATCGAGTCGTTCCTGATGCAGTGCCAGCGCACGCAGCTGGACCCGACGGCGCGCCAGATCTACTGCATCGAGCGCGGCGGGAAGTGGGGCGTGCAGATCTCGATCGATGGGTTCCGACTCATCGCGGACCGGTCGAAGGGTTACCGCGGCCAGACCCCGGCGCAGTGGACCAAGGACGGCGTGACGTGGGTCGATGTGTGGCTCTCGGACGATCCGCCCGCGGCCGCCCGTGTGGGTGTCTTCCGTGAGGGGTTCGAAGGACCGCAGTACGCGGTCGCGACGTTCGCCGGTTACTGCCCGCGTGACCGTGACGGGAGCCTTGCGCCTCGCAACCAGTGGCTCACGAACCCGTCTAACCAGCTCGCGAAGTGCGCCGAGATGCTCGCACTCCGCAAGGCCTTCCCGAACGAGCTGAGCGGGCTCTACGGCACCGAGGAGATGGACCAGGCCTCGACGGGCGCCAGCGCCCCGAAAGCGGTGTCCAAGCATGCCCAGGCGACCGCGCAGACCGCTCGCGAGCCGGAGCGTCGTGCGCCGTCGCGAGACTGGCTCGCCGACGCGAAGGTATGCCGGTCGAAGGACGAACTGCGCAAGGTCTACCAGGCCGCGCAGGAAGCCGGGGATCTGAACATCGCGCTCGCCGACGGCACGCCCCTCGGAAAGTGGCTGTTCGACCTGCGAGAGGCCCTGCCGGACCACACGCCCGCCGAGCCCGAGGCCGCCAAGGAAATCGTCGAGGGTGAGATCGTCGACGGCGGGACAGGTGAGGTGTCGGACTGGCCGACGGCTGAGATCCCGAACGGCGAAGCGGCATGAGCGTCCACCCGGGCGTCGCGGCCGTACTCCGCGACCTGATCGGGCTCGAGCAGGTCGACGAGAGCGACCCGCTCCACCGCCGCCTCGCCGACGCGATCACGAACGCCGGAGCATCGGCCACGTTCGGCGCCCGGGTGGTCGCGGTCCGGTGGGTGTTCAACTGGGCGCTGCGCGACGCGGGCGCCGAGTTTGGGCAAGCGAAGGCTGACTATGAGCGGTACGTCGACGTCGAGACGGTGCGGATCCGTACGGAGCGGGAGAAGGTCACGCGCGCGGAGGCCGAGCAGATCGCTCGCGCCACTGATGAGGCCTACGCCCTGCACGTCACGTACCTGCTCGCCGAGCAGCGGGAACGGGCGATGCGGAAGTTCCTCGACACGCTCGAGGCGGCACTCGACAACCACCGTACGGACAGGGCCGACCAGCGCGCAGGAGACCGTGCGTCGGCGGCCGGGTACGACGGTGCGGCATGACCCGCACGGAGGAGGTGGTGGAGTCCATCGAGCACCTGGACTTCACCCCTCCCTGTGAGGCGAAGAACCTTCCGGCGCACGACGCATCGCATGTGCTCGTGTGCCGGGGATGCGGGAATGGCGTTCTCATCTGCGAGAAGCACCTGCGGGCGCTCCGCCGGAAGCTCGCCGGTGGCATCCGTTCGGGCGGATCCATCGAGTGCTCGAAGTGCCACAAGGCCTCCCGTTCGCTCGAGGAAGCGATGGAGGTGATCCCTCTGTGAACGCATTCATCATCTGGCCGCGGGAGAACTCCCGCCGGCTGTTCATCATCCGCCTGTGGCGGTACGAGATTCAGATAGGAGGTCGTCGTGTTCGATGACGCTCACCTCAGCATTCCGACTGGGAATGGTGGAACCGAGTGGACCGGGTCGGCGCCCCTGATCACTCCGGAGCCGTGGATGCAGGAATCCGCCTGCACGCAGGTGGATCCGGACCTGTTCTTCCCCAGCAAGGGCGACGCCGAGACGGTGGCCCTCGCCCGGCAGGTGTGCGGTGGATGCCCCGTCGCCGCCCAGTGCCTCGACTATGCGATGCGCACCCGGCAGACGCACGGCGTGTGGGGCGGCCTGTCGCCGAAGCAGCGCGACGCGCTCCGATCCGGCAGGACGGGAGAGCGCAGGGGACGTCTCTGCACCCGCGAGGGCTGCGACGACAAGCACTCCGCGAAGGGGCTCTGCTCACGTCACTACCAGCAAGCACGGAAGGAGGGGGCGCTGTGAGCTTCTCGACGCAAGACGAGGAGAAGATCGTCGCACGTGACCAGGGGAAGTGCGTGCGGTGCGGCCGTCACGTCGCGCACCTGCAGCGCGGCTGGGCATGGTCGATCCACCACCGTCGCCCGCGCGGATCCGGCGGCACGTCGCTCGCATGGGTCGACCAGGCCGCGAACGGCATCATCCTCTGCGGATCCGGCACGACCGGATGCCACGGATGGGTCGAGAAGAACCGCCGCGCCGCGATCGACGCCGGCTATCTCATCTCTGCTCTCGGCCTGTCCGTCGCCGAAGACATACCCCTGCATCACGAGTTGCTTGGGTTCGTCTATCTCACGAACGACGGTGGATGGATCCCGGTCGAGGAAGGGCCTACACCGGAGTCGATGAGGTGGGCAGCATGAGGCACGAAGGTTTCGCCGCGGTGCCTACGTGGATGATCCGCGACTCACGGATCCCGCGCAACGCGGTACTGATCTATGCGTCGCTGTCGTCGCGCGCGGGGCTCGGCGCGATCTTCCCGTCGCAGGCGACGATCGCGGAGGAGTGTGGCGTGAGCGAGCGCACGGTGCGCACGATGCTTGCGAAGCTCGAGGAGATCGGCGTCGTGGAACGTCGCTCGCGTCGGGGTTCGGAGGGCCGTGGGAACCGACGGACGGATGCCTACGTGCTGCACCCGAACGGGCGCTACGAGGAACCGGCAAATCTTGCCGGTAGGTCCGAGCTACCGGCAAATGGAGACCGAGCTACCGGCAACCAGGCGCAAACCACTCCTCTTATAGAGGTAGATAAAGAAGAGGTAGATAGGGCGCTCACGAGCGCCGGGAGCGAGATCACGGATTCGTTCGATGTCTTCTATCTCGCGTACCCGCGGAAGGCCGGCAAGGAAGGCGCGCGGAGAGCTTTCGCGAAAGCCGCACGGTCGACGGATCCCGGCGTGATCATCGCGGGCGCTCGCCGCTTCGCTGCGGATCCGAACCTTCCCGAGAAGCAGTACGTGCCTCACCCGGCGACGTGGCTCAACCAGGGCCGGTGGGACGACGAGCCACTGCCACCGCGAGCAGGCAACTATCAGCAGCCGGACTCCGACGAGTTCGGGCAAGACGAATGGAAGTACCGGTCGTGAACGAGTCACGAGAGAGGGGAGGCGTCTGATGTTGGCGATCCCGATGATGGGCCGTCTGTCCGACGCGTCCGAGATCACCGCGGTGGTGGACTACTGCGGTGCAGGCGGCGAGTCTCAGGGCCTCGTAGAAGCAGGGATCACGGTCGTGCAGGCCGCGAACCACTTCGACAAGGCGATCGAGACCCACGCCGCAAACCACAGCGGCACTGACCACCTGCTTACGGACCTGCTCGTGCAGGATCCGCGGCTGCGTCCTCGCGCCCACATTTACCAGGCATCGCCCGAATGCACGTGGCATAGCCCTGCGGGCGGACGGAAGAACCACCGCTACCGGGACATGCTCGACATGTTCGACGACTACGTGCCGGACGCCGCGGGTGAGCGGTCGCGCGCAACGATGATGACCGTGCTCGGCATGGCCGAGGCGAAGAGGTACCCGATCGTCATCGTCGAGAACGTCGTCGAGGTTTCGCGATGGGAGATGTTCGAGGTCTGGCTCGCGGGCTTCACGGCTCTCGGCTATCAGCACCAGATCTTGTCGGTGTCGGCCGCGCACATCTGGTCGGAGCGAAACGCGCCCGCACCGCAGTGGCGCGACCGGATCTACTTCGTGTTCTACCTCGAGGGGATCGAATTCCCGGACGTGTCGCCGCGCCCGTGGGGGCACTGTGAGGCATGCGGCGCAGATGTGCGCCTGATGCAGTCCTGGAAGAAGCCAGGGCGCCCCATCGGGAAGTACCGGTCGCAGTACGTCTACCGATGCCCGGTGCTCGGGCATCCGATCGCTGAGCCGTACGTCATGCCGGCTCTCGACGCGCTCGACCTGTCCGACCTCGGAACCCGCATCGGTGACCGTAAGCGTCCGCTGTCGGCAGCGACAATGCGACGGATCCGCACGGGCGCCCTCATGTTCAATCGAGAGCCTGAGATCGTCGCGCACACGGGACATACGTGGGACGCGACAAAGAAGGGACATCGGCGGTACGGAGATCCGAACGGGTATCACCGCGTGTGGCCTGCGGCGGATCCGCTCATGGCTCGCACCTCGGGCCCGGGGGATGCGATCGTGCATCCGCACATCACGACGCTCAATCACGGCGGGGGCGACGGGCGCACCTTCGACCCGGCGGCTGCCCCGCTGCCCACGCGCTCGACGAAGCTCGGCGAGGCCCTGGTGACGCCGTTCATCTCGCATCAGTACGGCGCCGTGAAGGGATCGGAGTACCGCAACAGCGATCCTGCCTCGACACCGCTCGGCACGATCACCGCGGGCGGCGGACACCACAACCTGGTGACGCCGCCAGTGGGGATCACCCTCCGCAAGAATGCGGCGCCGTACCGCGTCGACGAGGCGCCGACCGCGACGATGGCGGCCCGCGGCGGGCACCACGGGATCGCGAGCGTGGATCGAGCATTCGTTTCGCGGCAGTACACGCAGAAGGGGAGCCAACGCCACTTGAACACCCCGCTGTCTTCGCCGCTGCATGCGATCACGGGGACAGGCGGGAACCACGCGCTCGTCACGCCCACGCGACGGCCGAAGATCTCAGCCACCAGTGAGGAGATCGACGCGGTCGACGTGTCGGACTACCGATTCCGGATGCTGCAGTGGCGAGAGCACGCGAATGCTCAGCGCTTTCCGCGTGACTACCGATTCACCGGCAACAGCGGAGTGAACACGCTCCTCGCTGGGAACGCCGTCGCGACGAATGTCGCCTGCTACCTCGGCTTGCTCGCCCGCGTAGCGCTGCGAGACCTGACGGCGACCGAAGCCGGACTCGAATGGTTGGAGAACTCATGAGCGAGAGCACTGCAGAGCGTGCCGTGATCGGCTCACTGCTCCTCGACGCCCGCGTGCTACGCGACGTGATGACGGAGTGCACGCCTGCCGACTTCCGCGATGCACGTCTGGCGCGCATCTACGAGGGCATCATGCACATGGCGACGGTGCGGGAACCGATCGACATCATCACCGTCTCGGATCACCTGGCCGAGTGGGGTGTGCAGGGCATCGGCTTCACTGACCTGTCGGCGTTCACGAACGAGGTCACGACGAGCTCGTTCGCTGGGGCGCATGCCGCGGTGGTCCGGTCTCAGGCGCTCACCCGGGGTCTGCGCGCGGCGGCGACCGCGATGCAGGACGATGCGGGCAACATGCGGCCGGAGGAGGCGATCTCGGCGGCGATGGGGCGGCTCAAGGATCTGCGCGAGCACCACACGTCGGACGAGATCACGGCGATGCCGCTCGACGAGGTGCTCACGCAGGACGTGCAATACGACTGGGTGATCGACGGGCTGATCGAGCGCCGTGACCGGGCAATCTTCACGGGCGGCGAGGGCGCAGGCAAGACGACCTTGCTCCGGCAGATGGCGATCACTGCGGCGTCCGGGATCCACCCGTTCCGTGAGTACCCGATCGATCCGGTGAAGGTGCTCGTCGTCGACGCGGAGAACACCGAGATGCAGTGGGGCCGCGAGGTCCGCAGGTGGGCGCCGAGCATCGGAGGGCTGGGGGAGCAGGACGTGTACAAACGTCTGCACCTCGCGTGCGTGCGCCGGCTCGACCTGACGAAGGACTCTGACCTCGGCGCCGTGCATCGCCTGATCGATAAGCACGAGCCGGATCTGATGCTGATCGGCCCGCTCTACCGGCTCATCCCGCGCGCGATCAACAGCGACGATGACGCGGCCCCGTTGCTCGCCGCGCTCGACACGATCCGCGACCGCGGTATCGCGATGCTCATCGAAGCCCACGCGGGCCATGCGGCGAACCCGAAGGGCGAACGCGACATGCGCCCGAGAGGTAGCGCCGCGCTCATGGGTTGGCCGGAGTTCGGCTACGGCCTCCGCCTCAACCGCAAGAACCCGCTGCACGTCGACATGGTGCGGTGGCGCGGCGACCGAGACGCCCGCGGCTGGCCCGCGAAGCTCGGCCGCTCGAACGTCGAGGGCGGCCAGCGATGGCCGTGGCGGCCCGTCGATTACTAACCACACTCACGAAGGAGAAGAAGGACATGGCAAAGATCACGATCGAGAACGCGACCGTCGAGCGCGTCTTCACCACGCGGAACGGTGTCGGCGTCGCGGCGTTCGAGACGTTCGAGAAGCGCGACGGCAGCGAAGGGAAGAACCGGTACACGCTCTGGTTCAAGCAGGATCCGGGCGTGCAGGAAGGGCAGGTGATCTCGGCGAGCGGGTTCCTGTCGACGCGGGCACGCGAGTACGAAGACCGCGACGGCAACCCCCGCACCGCGGTGGACGTCAACGTGAACGGCGCACGCCTGATCTCGGGCGCACGCCCCGTCCCGCCGGCGCCCGACCTGGGCGCACAGGAGGAACCGCCCGCAGACGACTGGGGAGCGGGCTGGTGAGCACTGATGTCGAAGCCTGCGCGGTCGGTTGCACGGTCGACTGGGACGGCGACATTTACCCTCGCCAGGCCGACGTCGGGCACCTGTGCCAGTCGTGCGTGACCCGCATTTGGCACCGGCTCGACGAGGCCCCGCGGATCCTTGCCGTGCTGCGTGCGAGCATCGCCGGGATCCGTGCCGTCGACACGAGCTCACAGCGGGTGAGTGGAACGCGAGAGCAGCGCCTCCCGTTCGACGAGGGCATGCTCGAAGCCGCCGACGACCTCTACGCGGGCATCAGCAACTGGGCGATCTCTCACGCACAGAAGATGGGCGTCGCGGGAAGCCTCCCAGCGGGCCTCTCGCGGCTCGCAGAGGTCGACACGGACGCCGCCCGGAGCATCCCGACGAATCTCGGCCCGCAGGAAGCCGCCCAGCGCCTCCGCGAGATCGTCGAATGGCTTCACCGGTGGGGAGACACCATCGCCCACACGATCCCCGGCCCGTCCCTCGCCGACTACCACGAGGACGTCGTCGACATGGTGCGGAAAGCACGCGGTCGCGCGGGGCTCACCGAACGCAAGCCGCGGCTCCGCAAGGCCGGGTATCCGTGCGAGGTGTGCGGGGAAGACGAGGGCGAGGCGGACGTGCCAGACATCGGCCCCGTGGTCTTCCGGTGCGCGTCCTGCCACGCGATCTACCCGGCACCCGAACTCGAGATGAGGAAAGCAGCATGATGAAGAAAGAAGACCTCATCAAGGCGGCACGCACGTTCCGCGATGCCCTCGGCGAGGTGCAAGACGGGAGCATCATCGGACTGTGGTTGGCTACCGCCGAAGCCCTCGAAGCGGCCACCATCCCTGAGGCGCAGGCAGAGAGCATCAAAGACCGCGACAAATGGGCCGCGAAGGCCAGCGAAGAAGCCAAGCGCGCCGATGGGTGGATGGAACGCGCTCTAGTTGCCGAGAGCGTCATCGCAGCCGTTCAGAGAGCACTCGTCCCGAGAGGATCCGCGCCGCCGGTAGAGCACCGGCTCCGCCAGACGGTGCCCTGGCCCGCGTCCTCCGACGCGACGTTCATGTACTCATCGTGGACGTGCACGTGCGGATGGGTCGGCACCAGGTTCCGCGACGTGCGGGGCGAGGACGGACCGCAGAAAGCAAGGATCCAGGCTGAGGCGCACCTGAACGATCCGACGAGGAGCGAACGATGAACGATAAGCCGATCTGCCCCGAGTGCCGCGACGGCAAGCACGCGGCATGCATCGGGGATGCGTGGGATCCGAAGACCGACGCGATCGTGCCCTGCATCTGCAGGTGCCAGGCATGACGAGCAGGTAGGAGGTGACCGTGGACGAGACGTGGCTCACCTACCGGCAGGCAGCGCATCGCGTCCACAGGACGATCCGAACGATCCGTAGGTGGAAGAAGAATGGGATGCCAACCGTCCTGCGCAATGGTGTCCGGTACGTGGAGGAGGAGACGCTCCTCGCATGGTGGCGCCAACGACTGCAGGCCGACCCTGTACACCAGCAACGGTTGAGGGCGAGAATACGGGCCCTACAGTGACGGTATGGAATGGATCTTGAGCAACGGGTTGGACTTGATCACGGGCGGGTTAGTGCCACTCATCATCGGCTTCTTCTCGGCTTTTGGTGGCGCGGTCTACAGTACGCGCCTCGCTGCCAAACGCCGCGAACAAGAGCAGGACGAGCAAGCCTCGGGGGCTATCCGAGACCTCGTCTTCGCTATGCGAGTCGCAGCTGAGTCATTCGATCCGCCTTCGGAGTGGGATGGCACGCTTCCCGCTTTTGCGCAGATCGTCACACCGGCGAAGAAACCACTCGCTGATGCATACGGGAAGGCTCAGCCTTACTTTCATCGATTGAAGTTTCAGCAAGGGGAAGACGAGATAGTCGGGAACCGGATCGATGATTTCGGATTCAACGAAGCCACTACGGCTGAGTTCCTCGACGATCGGGCGAAGAAGCTTGAGGCTGTTCTCGCGAGAGGTCTCAAGAAGAACTAGCCCTTGGCGGCGTGTCGCGTTTCGAAGCTTCCCGCTGTCACCCCTCATATTGAACATAGGACTTCTGTCCCGAACGGCCCCGAAGAGCCTCCCCGCTCCGGGGCCGTTCGCGTGCCCGCTCACCATCCCCTTCTCCCGAAGACGAGAGCGGAACGCGCGGCGTCGAGGACACGGACACCTCGGCGCCGCCCACCTGCAACACTGGCCGCATGAGCAACCGACCCACCCACCCGCAGCTCGCGAAGATCTTCGACAAGGCGATCCGCGAAGGCCTCGAGATCCGGTACGCCGACGATACCCAGCTCGTCGTGTTCCGCCGGAACCAGTGGGGATGCGGCGGCCTGATCCTCCTCATCATCCTCGGCATCGTGACTGCGTTTATCGTGCCGATCATCCTGCTCATCCTCGGTGCCCTGTCGCCGGGCGGTCAGCTCATCACGTACACGGTGAAGCCGAACGGGAAGATCAAGAAGAAGTCCCACGCCGCGCGCCGCTAGGTTTTCTCGCGGGGACGATGCTGATGGTGATGTAAAAGCGCAGCCGGCTAGCCTCGGAGCGGACGTGGCGCGATAAACGAGCTAGTGATCAAGCCGCTACCGCGCTTCTGGGTTAGATCGGCGGTATCCTCATCCCCTTCGAGCAGGTGAGGTTGCGCGTAAACTCCCAGTGCCTCGATTACATCTACAGCCGTAAATTCTCGCCGATCTGCAAGCATTTTCGTGACCTCCCTGAGATGCGGTTGGGGTAACAGCACTTCTTTGGGGATTCTTGCGGAGGCTGCGAGGAATGCGGTGACCGCTTGCCAAGCCTCGTAGAAGACTTCCATAAATTCCCCATCATAAGGAACTGGGCAAACTACAAGGTTCCGAGCGTCATCGACGCGGACGGCATCACTGTTGCCCTGTTTGGCAGGAACGACTCCGATCCTGAGGCCTTTCGCTCCGACCAGTTGCCGTGAATTGATCTTTACGGTTGTACCGACCCAACGATCACCCTCGGTCTCTCCTAAGAAGAGGTCTGCCTTCCAAAGGCCGCTGATGCTCTGAGGGAGAGTTGCCCGCTTCTTGGGGCTACGAAAGGCCGTCGCGACTGCTCCGAGATGGCGTGTGAGTTTCACAGGTCGTCCTCGGTAGCCGCTCATGAGCTGTGAATCTTTCGTCAGGCTCTCCGATGCCGTTTCGATGAGCATTTGAGCACCAGACTTCTCGATACCAAACATGATCGAAGCCACGGTGTCCCCCTTTACCTTGCACTTAAGAAGCGCGTCATGCACTCGCTCCACGACGGCAGGATCACAGCGCAACATGGCGTCGTGGATCGCGTATTCGAACGAGATGCCGGTATCGCCATCGCCGGGTTTACGAAGATCAGCAAGCATGTAAAGAGGGACCTTGTCGTAGCCGCCGAACGGTGCAACGACCTCCTTGCGAAGCGAATACAGCGTCGCCTGCAAGATGGGCCGAACGACCGCAACCACCGCTGAAACTTCGTCAGCTACGTCCGCGGTCTGAATTTCGTGTCTGATCTCCATGTGAGAAAGATATCGGATCCCGGATGCGCCCGTAAAGCGATCCAGGAATCGCTCGTGAATCTGCATGCGAGCGTGGTCCATGCGACCTGCCCATCCGCGACAACCTGTTCGTAATGAGGGCTGAGATCCGATGTTACGCCGCAGTTTAGGGGTTCCATGTCCCAGCACCACAAGTCCACCCGACAGGACAAGAAGGACCTCGCTAAGTTCCGAGCGGAGTGTGCCGAGCAAGACCTGCCGTGCTGGCTCTGCAACGGCCTCATCGACTACGACGCCCCGCAGGACGACTACAAGAACGACGATCGCTTCCAACGGGATCACTTCTGGCCGGCATCCACGCACCCCGAGCTGTACTACGAGCCGACGAACTGGCGCCCCGCACACGCGGGCTGCAACCGTGAGCGTGGCAACGACGACGCTTCGGGCGGTCTCGGCATCCTCTCCCGCCAATGGCTACCGAACTAGGAGCATCATGACCGCACGCGACGACATCGAAACCCTCGCCAACGCGCTCGAGGAAGAAGCCGCCGAGGCCCGCCAGGTCGCAGAAGACCGAGAGGCCAGGGCGCAGGCACTCCGCGAGTTCGCAGGCGAGAAGGATCAAGCTCCCGCTATGCCGAGCTTCACCACCACCCAGGGAGAGCGATGAAGCCCCTCACCCCTGTAGCCCATCGTGAAGCCGCCGAGCGACCGGCCGGCCACGGCCGCGTCGTCGAAGTCCACCGACGTAGGGGAGCAGGCCTCACCTACGACCTCCTCATCATCCTCTGGACACCCGCCATCGGCGTCCACACGCACGTCATGAAGCTCGGCGCTTCAAAAGCAGAAGCGACCACCGCAGCACGCCACATCGCCCACCGGTAACCCCACACGGGCACCCTCACACGAGGGGGAGGGGCGTTCCCATCGTGGAGCCCCTCGACCCGGCCCACCTCCCGCACGGCTAGGCGTCCTCTCTCCCCGGTTCTGCGGGGCGTTTTTACCACCGGAGGTGTCTGGGTATGGCGAGGACGAAACAGGGCGCCCACGCGGCTGCTGTGACGCGCATGCTTCGGGCGACGGGTCTGCTCAGGATCCCTGAGGAAGCTCCGCTGGTCGAGCTGGTGAAGTCGCTCGCTCGCGAGATGGATGCGGGCGGCGGCTCGCGCACGTATTCGGCGTACCTGTCGGCGTTGAAGGATGTGCGGCGGGTGCTGTCGAGCGCTCCGGGCGATGTGGCTCCGAAGGATGACGCGGTCGAGGAAGAGGCGCCGACCGTTGAGGCGGAGAAGGCGGCGAAGGAGGTCGCGGACTTTGCGAGTTTCAAGCGAGCTAAGGGGAGCGCTGCATAGCCGGAAGGGCTCTACGACTCCTCGCCTCTGGACTCGGCCGCTGCGCGAGCTGACGCCGGAGACGTCGCATGGCTTCCATGTGATCGAGTTCGCGCGCCTGTTCCTCGGTCTCGAGCTTCGTCCGTGGCAGAAATGGCTGCTGATTCACGCGCTTGAGCTCACTCCGGACGGCCGGTATCGGTTCCGCAAGGTCGTGATCATCGTCGGCCGGCAGAACGGTAAGACGAAGCTGATCGAGGTGCTCGCGCTGTGGTGGCTGTTCGTCGACTCGGACTCGTTCCCGGAGCATGTGCCGGCGGATGAGTTCCTGGTGCTCGGCACGGCGCAGGACCGTGACACGGCGAAGAAGGTGTGGCGGCGCGTGCTGCGTCGGTGCAACCCGGAGGTTGCGCGCTGGCCGTCGCGGTTCACGGAGGCGGAGCGGAAGGCGATCGTCCCTGCTTTGCAGTCTCAGACGGCGAAGCCGGGCACGACGAACGGCTCGGAGGAGATCCGCCTGCAGAACGGTGCGAGCTACCAGATCGCCGCGTTGTCGTCGGGCGGTGCTCGTGGTGATTCGATCTCGCGGGCGATCTTCGACGAGGCGCGAGAGCAACGCAATTGGGACGGCTGGGCCGCGGTGTCGAAGACGCTGAACGGGACGTTCAACTCGCAGATGTGGATCATCTCGTCCGCGGGCGACCAGCGGTCTGTCGTGCTCAAGGATCTGCGCGACGCCGCTGTGGAAGCGGTTGGCGAGTGGGACGAGTACGTGGCCGGCGGCATCATGTCGGCCGAGGAGTACGCGAACACGCACGACGTGTCCGTGGGTCTCTTCGAATGGTCGGCGCCGCCGAAATCGAAGCTCGACAACCCCGACGCCTACCTGATGTCGAACCCGTCGATCGGGTACGGCTACGAAGTCGACGCACTCCTATCCGACCTTGAGTCAGGCGAACCGGAGTTCGTGACCCGGACGGAGGTGCTCGGCGAATGGGTGACGGCGGAGATCACGCCGCACCTCGACGTCGAAGCATTCGCACAGCTCGCCGACGCGCCTGAGATCGACTACGACGGCCAGCTAGTCTCGGCCGGATCCGAGATCGCTCCGTGGTCGCCGATGGTGCTCGGCATCGATACCTCGCGCGATCGCAAGAAGACGTGGATCGGTGTCGCCGGGTGGCGCGAGGACGGCCTCGAACACCTCGAGGTGATCGCCCACGTCGGCCGGATGACCAAGGTCGCCGGGCTCGTGAAGCAGATCGCCGACGAGTGGGGTATCGACTTCGTCGCCCTGCAGGCGCGCGGCTGTGCGGCGTCCGAGTTCAAGGAACCGCTCGAGAAGCTCGGTCTCACCGTCATCGAAGTGTCCGGGCCAGCGCTTGGCGCTGCCACGGGCCGTATGGGTGACCGCGTCGACCAAGCCCGGATGCGTCACCGCAACCAGGAAGCGCTCAACGTCGCCGTGTCGGGCGCCGTCGTGAAGAAGCTCAACGACGTGCAGATCTGGGATCGCGCGGGATCGCCAGTCGACATTGCTCCGCTCATCGCCGTATCGAACGCGGCGTACGGGCTTGAAGAACAACCGGACGTTCAGTCGTCCGCGTACGAGGAACACGGGCTACTCGTGGCCTAGGAAAGAGGCGCTCATGGACACCTTCGCTCTGGGCATGGGAGCGGTCGTTGCGACGCTCGCGCTCTGCGGGATGCTGATGTGGTGGATGGATCGGCTGCACCTGAACGCCGGACGCCGAGTCGTGATATCGCTCGTCGACGGGACGGTGATCACCGGCCGCACCGTCGGGTCGTGGCGGTTCGGCCGCATCCGTCTCGCTGAGGTCACCACGAACCAGGGAGATGTCCCCGGCACGGTGGTCGTGTTCGCGCAGAACGTTCTCACTGTGCAGGTGATGACCTGATGGTGACGTTCAACATCTCCGACGAGGTCGTGCGGCTGGATCCGATCGCTCCGGTCGGTTCCGGCACGTCAGCGCTCATGGTCCCAGATCCCGGGGTGCCGCTCCGGTCAGTGCGCGGCATGTCGAAGCTCTCGCCTGAGAAGGCGTGGAAGACACAGCCATCCCTCCGGAAGGTCGTCGGCTTCATTGCCCGGAACGTCGCGAGCGTGCCCCTCAAGGTCTTCGAACGACTCGAAGACAACGACCGCCGCCGCGCATCGGGTTCGCCGGCTGAACGCGCCATGCGCCAACCCCAGCGATTCCGCTCCGGCTTCAAGCTGATGGAACGGATCACGATCGATAAGTGCCTGTACGACCGGTGGTGCATCGTGCTCACCCCGGATGGGGTACCGCATCGAATCCCGCCGCGCGCGCTCGTCATCGAGTCGAACGCGCTGGACGAGGTCACGTTCGTCGGTGTGAACATCGCCAACCGCACAGTGGATCTCACCGAGCTCCCGATCGCTCTCGGCACTGGGTGGGACGCCTGGTCCGGTGATGGTGTCTCGCCGCTGTCGACGCTCGAAGCAATCCTGAACGAGCAGGCCACGGCCGTCGAGTGGCGTCGGAGCCTGTGGGACGAGCGCCCGAAGTTCTCGGGCATCGTGAAGCGGCCAGCCAACGCCCCGAAGTGGGGCGAGGCGCAGCGGCAACGCTGGGTCGAGACGTTCCGTGACTTCCGAGCGGGGAAGGTCGGCGGCGCGCCGATCTTCGAAGACGGCATGGAGTGGGAGGACTGGTCCACGACCATCTCGCCGGTCGATGCGCTCGACATCGAGGGGCGGAAGCTCACCGATGCCGAAGTCGCCTCGTCTTACTTCGTCCCGCCGGAGTTGGTCGGTGCCCGCGAGGGCACGTTCTCGAACATCGCCGCATTTCGGCAGATGCTGTTCGGACCCACGCTCGGACCGCATTTCGAAGAGTTCGAGCAGGCGCTCAACGCCGAGATCATCCCAGCGCTCGCCGCGGGCGATCAGTTCTATGCCGAGTTCGACCGCCAGGCGGCGATCAACGGTTCCCTCATCGAGCAGGCCAAGGTCATCTCGACATCGGTCGGAGGGCCGTGGATGACGCGTGCGGAAGCACGGTCGATGCAGAACATGCCGAAGCTTGACGGCACCGACGAGATCCTCACACCGCTCAACGTCCTCATCGGCGGGCAGGCATCCCCGCAAGACGGCGTGACAGAGGGCGGCGGCGCATCTCTCGCGCTCGGTGAGGCAGGCGCCGCAAAGGTCGGAGGCTTCACAGTCGACGAACTCGCGAAGCTCATCGCGGCCGCGAACGGTCTGATCCGATCGGGGTTCCTGCCGGAGCCGGCGCTCGCCGCGGTGGGGCTGGATCCAATCGCACACAGCGGGCTCTTGCCGGTGACGGTGCGCGACGACGAAAAATCAGGAGGTGGCACAGATGGCAGCACCAGCAGTGCGTGAGGCGCGCAAGAGCTTCGGGATCACGCTCAAGGACGCGGACGACGACCTGGGGCGCGTGGTTGCCCTCGTATCGGCGTTCGGCGTCGTGGACGACCAGGACGAAGAACTGATGCCGGGAGCGTTCAAGGATGCACTTGAACGCCGCGGCGAGTTCCCGTTCCCGTTCATGTGGCATCACAAGTGGGATGACCTCGGCGCTCACCTCGGCGGCTTCATAGGCGAGGAGACTGACGAAGGCCTTGTCATCACGATCGACTTCGACATGGACGACCCGGACGGCAAAAAGGCTTACCGGCTCGTGAAGTCCGGCCGCGTCCGCGAGTTCTCGATCGGCGGCTTCGAGCCGTCCGGATCCGTGCGGCTCGAGAAGCGTGGCGCCCGTGACGTCTGGGCCGTTTACGAGTTCGACCTTGTCGAGGTGTCGCTCGTGCTCCGCGGCTCGAACCCTGAGACCCGGGTGATCGACGTGAAGTCCGCCGCAGAGCTTGTCGCCGCGACGTCGGATCCTCCGGCGCCCGTCGACGCACCCCCACCCGCTGACCCGGACCCCGGTGACGCAGACCCAGCCCCCGAATCCTCGGGGGCTTTCGCATTGGCGCAGCAGAAGGCTGCCGCGCTGCTCACTCTCACCAACCTGGCCCGCGGGGCCGAGAAAGGAGCCTGAAATGAATCTCAAGGCAAAGCTGGCGGCCCTGCTCGCAGAGGTCGAGGAACTCAGTAAGAAGTCGGCGGACGACCTCACCGAGGAAGACGTCGCACGCATCCCCGAGCTGAAGTCGGAGATCGACGCGGTGCAGGCAAAGATCAAGGCGCAGGAGGACGCCGCCGCGGCGCTCAAGTCGGCGGTCACCGTCGAAGACGAGAAGCCCGCGCCGGAGCGCGAATCGCGCAAGGGTCGTGAGGGTGCCGCCGAATCGGTCGGCGACGCGTTCGTGGGTTCGGAGGCGCTCAAGGCGTTCCGTGAGCGTCACCCGAACGGTGTCGCGAAGGGCACCCCGATCTCGATCGAGGCGAAGAGCGTCACGTCGAAGAAGGCCTCGATGCGGGCGATCAAGGCGCCGCTGAACACGGTCGACAACGGCGACACGACCCCGACCCGCCTGCCGGGTATCGAGGATGTCACCTACCGGAAGCCGAACACGCTCCTCGACCTGATCACGGTCGGTACCACGGATGCCGCGTGGCTTGAGTACCGTCAGCTGATCTCGGTGACGAACAACGCCAAGATCGTGCGCGAGTACGGCACCACGGCCCCCGGCGGCACGGCGCCGTCGGACGGCCTCAAGCCGATCTCGGATCTGCAGACCCGCACGGCCGACGCGAAGGCTCACACCTACGCCGACGGCATCGAGGCGACGCAGCAGGAGCTCAACGACGACGGCGCGCTCGCATCGCTGATCAACGGCATCCTGACGCAGAACCTGCGTGACGAGATCGAGCGGGTCGTGCTCGTGGGCGACGAGGACAACGACGAGCCGAACGGCATCATGAACACCACCGGTGTTCTGCAGCAGGCGTTCGCGACGGACGCGGTCACGTCGGTCCGGAAGGGCAAGACGCTCCTGTGGGAGACGTCGTCGACGGCACCGCAGGCGATCGTGCTCAACCCTGAGGACGACGAGGAGTTCGATCTCCTCAAGGACGACATGGGCCGCTTCTACGGCAACGGCCCGTTCGGTACGGGGCCGCAGTCGATCTGGGCTGTTCCCCGCGTCACGTCGGCCGCGATGCCCAAGGGGCAGGCGCTGATGGGTGACTTCCGGGCGTTCCAGCTGCTGATCTTCGAGGCACTGGCGATCCTCGCGTTCAACCAGCACAAGGACTACGCCCAGCGCAACCTCGTGTACGTCCGTGCCGAGCTGCGCGCCCTGCAGCTGTTCCGCCAGCCGGCCAAGCTCGCCGTCGTGCAGCTCGCCGCCGGCGCCGAAGAGGGAGGTCAGTGATGGCGAACATCGTCGTGAAGGACAACGTCCGGTACCGCAAACGGGACGCCGAGCGTGAAGACATCGTCGCTGCTGTAAGGACGAACGTCCCTGTCGAGTCGGCGGCATCGGTCGAGGCGGAGAAGGCGCGAGCAGAGCTGCAGGCCGAGCTCGACGAGACCCGTCGTGTGCACGAGGAGCAGCTTGCTCAGGAGCGTGCTGACTTCGAGAAGGAGATCGCTGAGCGCCGCAAGGAGCTCGACGCCGACTCGAAGAACGACGAGAAGTCGGACGAGGCCGCAACGAAGGTCAAGGAGCCCGAGACGACCAAGGTGCGTGAACCGGAGACGGTCAAGCGCGGTCGCCAGGCACCTGCCGCGAAGTGATGGGAAGGGGGCCACATGCCTGACCCGATCCCGCCCATCGTGGGCGAGACGACCGCGGTCAACGCGGCGTTCTGGCTGAAAGCTGCGCACGGCGCCGTCCGGCGTTTCTGTGGCTGGCACGTAGCCCCCATCATCGACGAGACGCTGACCCTCGACGGGAGCGGCGGCAGGGACATTCTCCTGCCGTCGCTCCGTGTCGTGGAGCTCGTCTCCGTCATGAACGACGGCGTCGATGTGACAGCCGACGTCGACACGTCGCGAGCGGGCATGCTGCGCTTGCAATCGGGCAGGTGGACGCCACGCTTTGGCCGAGTTTCGGTGGCACTCCGTCACGGGTATGACCTCGAAGAGGTGCCCGAGGTGGCGGCGGTCATCGTCGGCGCGGCGAAGCGCGGGCCGCAGGCTGGCGGCGTGATCTCGTCGCAGTCCGTCAACGGCGCGAGCGTCTCGTACGCGTCCGCCGGCGGGGCACCGATCTCGATACCTCTCCTCGCGATGGAGAAGGAGACCCTGTCGACGTACCGGCTCGAGTGGGGCTCACGATGAGTACCGCGCTCGACTGGATCGACGGCGGGGGAGACGGCTTCGCATTCGGCGAGGCGTTCGTCCGCCAACGTGCGGGCATCATCGAGGACCCCTACAGCGGGGAACCGATCGGCGAGGACTGGACTAACCCGGATGAGGAGGCGCTCGACGGCGCCTATTTCTCGTCGCAGGGATCCACGGACTCCGACGGTGACGTGCGCCGGCAGACCACGACCGGCAAGCAGCTGATCATCCCTGACCCCGACGCTGATGTGCGCCGCGGCGACCGGATCCGGCAGGGCACGCGAGTGTGGAGCATCGTCGGGTTCCCCGAGAACGACAAGAACCCGTTCACGGGCTGGCAGCCGACGCTCGTCGTCGACGTCGAGGACTTCAAGGGGTGATCGGATGCCGCGCACGACCGTGCAGTTCAACCAGAAGTACTTCGACCAGATCGGCAAGTCAGCGGGCGTCGAACGGCTCACGGAGAAGGGTGCGAACGCGGTTCTGGCTGAGGCGAAAGCTGGCGCACCCGTCGACACCGAGGACTACAAGAATGGCCTGCACATCGAGAAGGAGCAGGCGCGCTATCGCACCGTCTATCGCGTGGTCGGTGACGACTGGAAGACGCTCCTCGTCGAGGCCGTGACGGGCAACCTTGCTCGCGCGCTCAAGAAGGTGGCGCGCCGTGGTTAGAGTCACGCCCCCTGATCTCGAGTTGTTCCTCACCCGATACCTGCGCGAACGTGCCGCCGAGCGTGGCGACGTCGTGAAGATCGGCAACAAGGAACCCGCGGACCTCACGGTGTCGTCTCCGGATCAGATCGTCGTCCGCGATGACTCCGGCGCGCGCACCGGATGGCCCACGTTCGACCGATCCGCAGGCGTCTCCGTCCTCGCCGGAACGCGCCTGAACGACTTCTCGGCGAACGAGCTCGCGCGAGAGGTCTTCGCGGACCTGACCGACGAGGCGATCCTCACCTGGCCCGGATCCCCGATCGCATCGATCGAGTGGGACGGATGCAACGGCCCCTATGCGGTGCCCGAGCAGGCCGACAAAGCCCGAAGGTACATGACCGTCGCCTACAGCGTCATCGGCGATTGGTGACCCCACAGACCACCCCCACGAACCCGCCTGCCGACTGCGGCGGGCTTTCCTCTATCTCGAAGGAGACATCATGGCCGCAGATGAAGCGGGCAACGACCTCAGCGCCGTTGCGATTCCGATCACCGGTTTCGCGGCGGTCGCGCCGTACGACGAGGCGAACGTCGTCGCCCCCGCCGAGGGCGGAGCACGAACGCTCGTCCTTCCCGCCGCTTACCGCAAGCTGGGCCTGATCAAGCAGGACGGCGGCTTCCAGCCCACCGACGAGGCCGACGGCGACCCGACCGAGTTCTGGCAGGTCGGGTACCAGCTCGCCGCCGGCAACTCGAACTCGACCCTGCAGGTTGGGCTCGCGCAGAACGACGAGATCGTGCGGGAGATCGTGCACGGCGTGAAGCCGGACGCGAACGGGCACATCTACGTCGACGCTGCCGGGTCCGGCGAGCAGTACCTGCTGTTCACGGAGGAGGTCTACAAGACCAAGGCCGGCCGATACTTCGTCGAGCGTACGTGTGGCGTCGTGACCGTCTCCGCCGTCGAGCGCGACCAGTCGGAACGCGGCACGCCGCGCGGTTGGAACACGACGTTCAGTCGTCTCCCGCACGAGTGGTTCCAGAACCGGAACTACTCCGAGTGGGTGATCAACGTCGCCGACGGCGGCACGAACCCAGGCGACTAGCCAGACCGGTGTGCGTCGCGGCCACGGGGGTGTCGCGGCGCACACCTAACCCCCTCCACCCCTAACCCTGAAAGGAGCCATCATGGCTGCTCGATCCACCACACGACCCGCCTCAGCGAAGACCGCAAAGGCTGGCCCTAAGCCGAAGATCTTCGTCACCGACGAGGACATGCTGCACTTCCAGAAGAAGGACGGCGGCGAGATCATCCTCGATCTCGACTTCCCTTCCTCGATCTTGCGCGAGATGCTCGCGGCGCGCGATCTCGAGCAGGACGAGCAGTTCGAGATCGTCATGAAGGCGCTCGGCGACGAAGCCCTGCAGGAGGAAGTGAACGGGCTCGGCGCGCTCGAGTACATGCGACTCGTCACCGGGTTCTTCAACGAGTTCGAGAAGGCGCTCGGGCTGAGCCTGGGGGAATCCGAGGGCTCGTCGAATTCATCGACGAGCACCGAGTAGCGCTCACCTACGACTTCCGACGCTGGCTCGGGATCCCGCTTTCTGACGTGGGATCCCGCCGGTGCCGCTGGGGCGAAGCGCACGACCTGATCCTCGGACTCATGCGGGAAACCGCGTCGCATCTCTTCGCGGACATCGCACGCATGAAGCACGCGATGTCTACCGCCGACGTGCATCTCATTCATCTCGCGGTCGGCTGGTTCAACGGACACCGAGAAAAGGGATCCGAGCCGCTGACGGTGCCGGAGCTGTACGAGAAAGCTGTCGACGCGGTGCAGGTTACCGACGACGACCACGAGATCGCCGCCGCTCTCCTCACCACCTTCTCCGCGATGCCGGACTGACACCCCTGGGGAGGCCCTATGTCGAGCCAAATCGGTAGCGGCTATGTCGCGGTGTTCGCGACGTTCAAGGGCGTCCGTAAGAGCGTCGAGAAGGAACTGCAGGCCGCCGGCCAGTCTGGCGGTCGTCGTCTCGAGAAGTCCATCGGACGCTCGGGCACGACCGCTGGGCAGTCGGCCGGTCGAGGCTTCAAGGACATGTTCGGTCGAGGGATCCGCGACAGCGTCTCGCAGGCCACCAACGACCTACAGAAGGGTGTCGCGAGCGCTGCTCGAGCGCTATCGAAGTCGCGCCTCTCTGAGGCCGATGCCGCTGGCCGTGTGCGCGTCGCTGAGGCACAGCTCGCCGCCGCCCGGTCGCGGTACGCGGCTGACTCTGCACAGGTCATCGCGGCCGAGGAGCGGCTCGCGTCTGCATCCCGCCGGCTACAGACCACTCACGATTCGACAACCGCCGCGACGGCACGCCTCAAGGCTGCACAGGATCTCCTGACGCAGTCCGCGGAGCGCGCTCGCCGCGGTATGGGCATGAAGCGCGTCGCGCAGGACATGCTCGGTCTCCTCGCTCCCGTGCGACTCGTGGGGCGCATCCTCTCGGGGCCGCTCGTGAAGGGCGCACGCTCGTTCGCGCAGGGTTTCCGCGGAATCACCGCAGACGTCGGCGGCACCGCGTCGCGCATGAACGCTCTCGGCGCGAGCGCGGGGCGCGCATTCCGCACGATGCAGTCGGGAGCCCAGCGGGCAGGGAAGGCTATTGGGGCACCGTTCGCGCGCGCCTGGTCGACGGTCGCCTCTGGCGCCTCTGCTGTCGGCTCCCGTGTAGCGAAGGTATTCGCGCCCGCTGCACGCTGGTTCGCCCCGATGGGGCGCGCGATCTCCACATCTGTGTCGTCCGCGGGCCGACTCCTCGGCGGGCTCACGGGCACCGTCGGCGGTGTCGTGCGCGGCATGGCAGGCGTGTGGCGTACGGGCATGGAGGGACTGTCCCGGATCACCACGGCGGCGACGTCGACGATCAAGGGCGCATTCGCCGGTGTCGGGATCGCCGCCGCTGGCGCGATGACAGCCGCGTTCGCCGGCGGCTGGTCACGAATGACCGGCATCGAGAACGCACAGGCGAAGCTCACCGGCCTCGGTAAGACCACCGAAGAGGTCGCGTCCATCATGGACTCGGCTCTCGAGTCTGTCGACGGCACGGCGTTCTCTCTCGCAGACTCGGCGAACGTCGCCGCCTCAGCGGTCGCGGCCGGTATCAAGCCGGGCAAAGACCTGACGAAGTACCTCAAGACCGTCGCTGCGGCGTCGGCAGCCGCAGGCACTCCGCTCGCGGAAATGGGGTCGATCCTCAACCGTGTCCAGACGAACGGCGCGGCATTCACCGAGGAACTGAACCAGCTCTCCGATAGAGGCTTGCCGATCTGGCAGACCCTCGCGGACGAGATGAAGGTTCCGCAGTCCGAGCTCAAGAAGATGGTGAGCGAGGGCAAGGTCGACGCGGCCACGTTCACGCGCGCCGTCGAGACCATGTCGGGCGACGTCGCGCAGGCGATGGGCGACACCACCTCTGGTGCGTTCGCGAACATGCGCAACAGCTTCTCGAAGCTCGGCGCGACGATCCTCACACCGTTCCAAAGCATCTTCAAGGATGTCTTCACGACGGTGAAGGAAGGCGTTGGAGCCGTCTCGAAGGCGCTCGAGCCTGTCATCGAGGTTGTCGCAAACCAGATCGGTGAGCGGGTGCTGCCCGTGCTCGACCGGATGCGCGAAGCATTCGCTGACGGGTTCACGATCGACACGGGCGGTATCGCTGGCACGTTCGCTGCGCTCCTGCCGCTGATCGGTGGTCTCGCGGGAATGCTCGGCCCGCTGCTTGCACGCCTCCCTCTCATCGGCGGGGCGTTCGCGGGCATCACCGGCCCTGTCGGGATCTTCGCCGGCGTGCTGGCGGCGCTCTTCCTGGTGGATCCGTCCACGCTCGCTGACGGCATCGCGGGGCTCATCCCGCAGGTCACTGGCCTGCTGACCGGGCTCGTCGACAAGATCGTCGAGGCACTGCCCTCGATCGTTGAGGGGATCTCGTCGGCACTAACCGAGTCGCTACCGATCCTCGTGAGCGGTGCGCTCGATCTGGTGCTCGCTCTGGTCACGGCGATCGTGGGTGCGCTACCGACCCTGCTCGATGCGTTCACGGAAATCGTGCCGACCCTCGTCGACGCGATCGTGACGATGATCCCTCAGATCGTCGACGCCGTGGTCGCATTCGTGCCGAAGGTCGTGACCGCGCTCGTCGCCGCACTGCCGCAGATCATCGACGGTGCGCTGCAGCTGTTTCTCGGCATCGTGCAGGCACTCGTTGTGCTCGTGCCGACTCTGATCGAGGCGCTGATCGGTCTCCTGCCGGT